AATGTGCCGCCGCCGCTGACTATCACAGCCTCCGCCGGTACGGCAGACACGACTGGGCACAGCGCCGCTATCCAGCCAGGGGCTGTCACTGTGACCGCCTCCGCCGGCACAGCCGACACCGCTGGACAGTCTGCCACCGTCACACCGGGCGCCGTCACGGTCACCGCCAGTGCCGGCACAGCCGACACCGCTGGACAGGCCGCCACCATTACCAATGTGCCGCCGCCGCTGACTATCACAGCCTCCGCCGGTACGGCAGACACGACTGGGCACAGCGCCGCTATCCAGCCAGGGGCTGTCACTGTGACCGCCAGTGCCGGCACAGCCGACACCGCTGGACAGGCCGCCACCGTCACACCGGGCGCCGTCACAATAACCGCCAGTGCTGGCTCAGCCGACAGCGCCGGACAGTCTGCCACCGTCACGCCGGGGGCTGTGACCGTCACGGCCATCAATGCAACCGCCACCACCGCCGGGCTTAGCGCAGGGGTATCTTCGCCCGCGCCGGGGATACAAATAGATACTACGGTCGGGGCCGCAACCAGCGCGGGCCATGCTGCCAGCGTCATACCTGGGGCTGTCAGTGTGACCGCCTCCGCCGGCACAGCCGACACCGCGGGCCAGTCTGCCACCATCAGCGTGGCGGCGGCGCCTGTTACTATCACCGCCAGTGCCGGCACTGCTGACACCGCCGGACATGCCGCGGTGGTCCAGCCCGGCGCGGTCACGGTCACAGCCGCGGCTGGTACAGCTGACACTGCCGGTCACGCCATTGCTATCACCACCGCCGCGGCTGGCAACGCCGTCGCATCACACGCGCTGGTCGGCAACGCGGCCCTGCTTGCTGCGCTCTTTGGCGGCGCGGCCCTATCCCCCGCCCTTGTGGGCACTGTCACACCTGCCGCCGCCGTGCAGGGTGCGGTAGATGTCTCCCACGCCGTGGTGGGCAGCGTTGTATTGGAGGAGATGTAATGGCTTACGATGTGGGCGATTTGGTCAGACTGACAGTGACTTATACAAACAGTGCTGGCAGCGCGGTCGATCCGAGCACCGTTACGCTTGCCGTCAAGAGCTCCGCTGGCACCACCGCGTATACCTATGCGGCGGGTAGTATCACCAAATCGAGTACCGGCGTGTACTACAAAGACGTGATGCTGACAGTGGCGGGCCAGTGGGATTACACCTGGACATCCACCGGCACGCCGCAGCAGGTCGCAACCGGCACGCTGTACGCGCTGACGCCCGCGACGGGGTGATGGAGCGGTAGTGCATGAGTCTGTGCAAGCAAGTATGGGGCAGACCCAATGACCTGGGATAATCGCATTGTCGGGCAAGGGACAGAGGCCCCGGATCAGCTGCTCGCCAATCCGCGGAACTGGCGGGTGCACCCGAGGCGTCAGCAGATCGCGCTTGCCTCTGTGTTAGATCAGGTGGGATGGGTGCAGCGTGTGATTGTCAACCAGCGCACCGGGCATGTCGTCGACGGCCATCTCCGCGTTGCGCTGGCCATCAGCCGCCATGAGCCAGCCGTGCCGGTAGTCTATATTGACGTCAGCGAGGATGAGGAGATGCTCATCCTCGCCAGCCTTGATCCGCTGGCCCACATGGCCGTCACCGATCAGGAGATGCTGGGGGCGCTCCTGGCCGACCTGCGCAATGAGACATTGGACGGGCTGTTAGGAGCAGTGGCGGCTGAGCACAACATCGACATCGAGGGGCTATCTGCTGGCCTGCTACCGCCAAAGATGCCCAACCCGCGCCTCTTGCCGATTGACGTAATCTACACAGCCGGAGGCATAGATCGGACAGCCCTACAGGAGCCTTCTCTGGTGCTGACGCACTGTTGCGTAGCTATCAAGGCGGGGTGGAGATATGGGGTGCAATCGTCAGGGTCAGGGGGTGTCTGCCTGGGGGCTACCTGCATGCGGGGGCATGAGGTGGTGTTCCTGGACAGCGACTACTTTGGGTATGACCACCGCCTCCATTTGGCCGCCGCCCGGAAATGGCAGCCCAAATATGCCACCGTGCGCGATGTGATGACGCGCTCCCAGTGCGGCGCCGCTGGCATCACTTATTACCCATTGGAGCAGGTGCTCGACTGGGCGGCAGAATTAAGTGAGTATGCCCGCAACGTAATCGTCATCCCCAAGTATGACTGCTTGGACCATATACCAGATCAGTATGTGCTAGGCTACAGCGAGCCGACCTCACACGGCGGGACACCGCTTCCTACTGAGGCATTCCGCGGGCGGCGCGTTCACCTATTGGGTGGCAGCTGGAAATCTCAGCTGGCCCATCTTGCCGTCCTCGGCAATGACGTGGTCAGTCTGGACAATAACTACGTCCACAAGATAGCCAAGTATGGTAAGTGTGTGATGCCAGATGGTACTACTATACGATTAAACGATTTAGTGCCGGCAGTGGACAGCTCACTTTATGTCTCATTGGCAATCTCATACGCGAGTATTGCCACAATGGTTAATCGACTCTACGCCGGAGCGATGGTCAGCGAGCCGGTTCCAACACCCGGCGAATAAAATTGGCGGGGTCGCAGTGCTCCCCGGAAAAAACACAAGGAGATAGTGATGATCAGAGCGATTGTGGTAGCGGCTGCTTATGTGGCAGCGCAGATGATGGCAGATGTAGCCAGCCTGCGGATTGTGCTGCTATTTGGGCTGTCAATCGACGCTGGCACGTTTGTGTATCCATTAACCTTCACATTGCGCGATATGGTCCACAAGACCGTCGGGGCCAAGGGGGCACGGGTGCTGATCGTAACTGCGGCGGTGGTTAATGTCATGATGGCAGGCTTGTTCTGGCTCACCGCACGTCTGGCGGCCGATCTGGCGGTTGGACCCCAGGCGGAGTTCGGGATCGTTTTGTCGCCAGTCTGGCGCATCGTCTTTGCCAGTATCGCCGCCGAGGTAATCGCCGAACTGGTGGACACGGAAGCCTATCGACTCTGGGTGGACCGGGTTAGCCGCCGCTATCAGTGGGCACGGGTGCTGTCGTCTAATGCAGTGTCAGTCCCGCTAGACAGCCTGCTCTTTGCTTGGGGGGCGTTTGGCGGTATGCTACCGGGGGCGGTCGTGTGGTCGATCGTGGCGTCTAATATACTGGTCAAGGGGGCGACCACGTTGATCAGTATGCCGCTGATTTACGCCGTGCCGGATAATAGTTTAGCGATTTGAGGGATTAAAAATTGGCAGGCAAGTTTGGCGAAGATGTTATTGGGCGGTTGGAACAGGCACTCACATTGGGCGCCACCTATGAGATGGCTTGCCGCTATGCAGGTATCACATACCAGACCTATCGCAACTGGATACTCAAGGGGGAGCAGGCCAAATCGGGGGACTTCTGCGACTTTGTCGAGCGCATGGCAGCGGCTGAGGGTCGGGCGGTGATCGGCTGGCTGGCCAAGATCGAGAGGGCCGCCAACGAGGGGGTGTGGCAGGCGGCGGCGTGGAAACTAGAGCGCCGCTATCCTGAGGCCTACGGACGCCAACGGGTTGAGTTGACCGGCGCGGATGGAGATGTGGTCAGAATCTCGATAAGATGGCCGGAGGAGAACCAGGACGGCGAACAAACCAATGGCACGCCAGATTGACATTGACCTGCCCAGGCTGCATGCCGGGCAGATCGAAATCGTCAAGCATCCTGCTCGCTTCAAGGTGGTAGCCAACGGGCGGCGCTGGGGCAAAACGCGCCTGGGGATGTATATCTGCCTCACTGTTGCGCTCACTGGCGGGCGGGCGTGGTGGGTTGCGCCGTCCTATCCGATGAGCACGGTCGGATGGCGCGGGCTGAAGGGACTGGCCCGCCAGATACCAGGCGCTGAGCTACGGGAGGTTGACCGCATCATCACGTTTGCAGGTGGTGGTACTGTACAGGTGCGCAGCGCGGATAACCCGGACTCGCTGCGTGGTGAGGGATTGGATTACGTCGTGCTAGACGAGTGTGCCTATATGCAAGAGGATGCGTGGACAAACGCGCTGCGGCCTGCGCTGTCAGACCGCAAAGGTGGCGCGCTGTTCATCTCCACGCCGCGCGGGCGCAACTGGTTCCACCGGCTATATCAGCGCGGTTTGGGCGACACCGATCTCAATTGGGCGGCGTGGTCATATCCTACTGTGGATAATCCCTATATAGATCCGGTAGAAATCGAGCGGGCCCGGCAGGAGTTGCCATCCGACATCTTTGCCCAGGAGTACCTTGCCGAGTTCGTTGATGACGGCGGGCTGGTGTTCCGCAACGTGACGGCCTGCCTGTGGGAGCCGCCGTCTGAGCCGGAGCGCGGGCGGCGCTACATGGCGGGGGTAGACTGGGCACAGTCTAGAGACTGGACGGTCATTGTGGTCATGGACGACCTGGGGCGCGTGGTCGCAATTGAGCGTTCCAACCAAATTGCATGGGATGTCCAGCGCGCCCGGCTGGCTGGCATTGTGGACCGTTGGGGTGTGGTCCATGTGCTGGCCGAGGCCAACGCGATTGGCGGCCCGAACATCGAGCAGCTCCAGGTGGAGGGCTTGCCGGTGGTAGGCTTTATGACCACCAATGAGAGCAAGTCGCGGGTGATCCAGGCGCTGGTGTTGGCCTTTGAGCGCGGGGGGATTGCGATACCGGAGCACGCGGTGCTGCTGGCCGAACTGATGGCGTTTGAGGCCGGACGGCTGCCGTCCGGGCGCTGGCAGTATGCAGCCCCGGCCGGGATGCATGACGATACAGTGATAGCGCTGGCTCTGGCGTGGTGGGCACATCACAACATGCCAGAGGTAGCATTTGCAGACAGCCCATTTTATTAGGTCACGATATTATCGTGACCCGCTCGACATAGGCGCGGTAAGCGCAGGGGGGCGGTGATGCCCGCAGCGAAGCGATACCAGACACCCGGCAGCAGCGAGGCCCGTCAGCAGGAGGACGATTACGTGCGGGAGCGCAACGAGCGCCGCGCGGCGATGATCGAGAGCTGGAATTACTACAACGGCCAGCACCGCCTACCGCTCAAGCCAGACAAGACCAGGGCGGACGATAACGTGATCCTTAATTTAGTCGGGCTGGCTGTGGACAAGAGCGTGGCGGGTATTTTGGGCACGGATGACCGGGGGATGCTACGCGGCGTGGAGTTCGAGGTGGTCGATGAGGCAGGGGAGCCGGGCTTCCGCGGGCTATTTCGGCGCGCGCGTGCGGCCTTTGCGGCCGAGCGAGAAAACCCAGCGCAGACGTATCTTGATGCCGTCTGGAGTGCAAACCGGTCCAACCGCTGGCTGGCGAATGTGATGACCACCGGCGCTATCACGGGTCATGTGTTTGTCAAGGTACTGCCAGAGTCCTACGAGCAGCCTGGTATAGGGATGCTGCCGCGCCTGGTCAACCTTAACCCGGCCAATGTCGGTGTGTATTGGGATGCTGACGACCGCGAGCGCGCGCTGTGGTATCGCATTGAGTACGGGAACACCCGGCAGGATATTGTGCGAGCAGTCAGCGAGTCTGACGGTGATCTGGGCTACTGGTGGATCATGCGCTACAGCCGCAAGACGGAGGGCGGGCGCTGGGAGCAGGCCCAGGAGCCGGAGCAATGGCCGTACTCGTGGGCGCCAGTGGTCGACTGGCCCAATCGGGCGCCGTCCGGATGGGAGTTCTACGGGCGCGACGATTTGGGGGGCGCCGGCCGTGTCAACGACCAGATCAACTTTGTGCTGTCCAACGTACAGCGCATCATCAAGTACCACGCACACCCGCGTACGATCGTGACCGGGGCGCGCCTGGATGACATCAAAGACACCTCCATCAACGCGGTGTGGAGCATTCCGGCGCCGGACGCGAAGGTCGAGAACCTCGAAATGCAATCGGACCTCGGTAGCAGCATGGCGCTGTACAGCGCGCTGCGGCGGGCGTTCTTTGATGAGCTGCAGGAGTTGGACCCTGGCAGCGTCCAGGACCACCTGGGGCAAATTACCAACTTTGGGTTGCGCGTGCTGTACAACGACACGCTGGCGAAGTATGGTGCCAAGCGGATGGTCTATGGCGAGGCGCTCAAGCGGCTGTGCGGGCTGCTGTTTGCGCTGGCCGGGCTGCCTGCTGAGACGCCGGTCAATGTGAGATGGCCTGACCCACTGCCCAACGATCCGCTCCAGGAGGCACAGGCGCTACAGATTGACGCGCTGCATGGCATGAGCAACGAGACGTATCTTGAGCGGCGCGGGTATGAGCCGGAGCAGGAGCGCCAGCGGCGCGAAATCCAGCGCGGGGAGCGCGTGGAGGACGAGAGCGTGATAGCGCAGGCGCGTGGCCTCGAGGCCCTGGTAAACAGGGGGCGGGAGTTGAGGGACATTGGCTGAGGTGCGCACACAGGGCGCGGCCCTGGCATGGTCTGATGCGGATATAGAGCGTTGGACTGGCATCGACGAGGATGGGGTGATCAACCCGGCGGCGCTGGCCGATGATCGGGCTGATGCCCGCCGCTACCCGCTGCTGATGGCGTTGTTTGTGGCGCTGCTGCGTGGAGAAGCCGTCGAAGCCGAGATGTTCCCCCGGGTCCTGGACGCCCGCATTGAGGGCGGGCTGGATCGCCTGATCGCCATGCTTGAGCCGGTGGTGGCTGGCGAGGTGCCAGTAGCGGCGTGGCAGCAGGCGATGGCAGTGGAGCTGAGACGTGCCCACCACCAGGCCGCAGCGCTGGGGCGCGGCGGCTGGGATGCCATGGCGCCGCAGGATTGGCGCGCGGTACAGCGCCGCATGGCGGAGGAGCTGCGCTATCTGTCGCGCTTTGCAGACGAGCTTGCACAGGGGCGCGTGTCGCTGGGGCAAGCGCAGGTCCGCGCCGGGTTGTACCAGGGGGATATCTGGTCAAGCTACTGGGAGGCACATACCGCAGCGATGGGCGCGGAGGGCTATACCATGGAGAGGCGCGTGCTGGGATCGGCGGAGCACTGTGCCGACTGCGTGGGCTATGCCGCACAGGGCTGGCAGCCCATTGGCTCACTGCCAGAGCCAGGCGACGGCTCGGTATGCCTCAGTAATTGCAGATGCAGCAAGGAGTACCGCTGATGGCACGGGTGACCAGCGAGGACCGCGAGGAGCACGCCGCGCTGTCAGGCGGGCGGTTCCCACTTGCGACCAAAGCGCAGTGTATCTCGGCGATCCGGCTGCGTGGACACACGCGCAACCGCGACGAGCGCCGCCGATTGTTGAATGCGATCATCCGACGCGCCCGGCGCGAAGGATGGGCAGACGTGGTGAAGAAAGCTCAGGAAGCCAGGGAGAGTGACGGATTATGAGCGAGGAAAAGGCCCAGGTGGCCCCGGAACCACAGGACACGAAGTCCGAAGCGAAGGATGTAGGACCCCAGGCGGAGCCCGAACGCACCTTCCCGGCCAGATACGTGGAGGAGTTGCGCCAGGAGAACGCCGCCCGCCGTGTCGAGGCGCGGGAGCTGCGTGAGCAGATGGCCCGCATCGAGCAGGCAGTGGCAGATGTGGTCGGTAGCGACGCAGAGCGGAAAGACGTGGCAGGTACGCTGAAGGCGCTGGCAAAGCAGCTCGAGGAGACGCAGGCCAAGATGGCTGAGATGACCGAGCGCCAGCGTGAGACAGCGTTGCGCCAGGCGGTCGTGCTTTCTGCCGCTCGCGCGGGTGTTACTGACCCTGATGACGCCTGGAGGCTAGCCGATCTCAAGGCCGTCGGACTTGATGACGACGGCAACGTGACCGGCGTAGAGGAGGCAATTGCTGAGCTGGTCAAGGCAAAGCCCTACCTGGTCCAAGCCAAGGCCGCGCCCAAGCCGGGGGCAACAAACCCCGCAGGGCCGGGTGGCGAGACCGGGGGTGATTGGATGCGAGACTACCTGACCCGCGGCAACACGTTCGGCGCGGGCAGGATCATACTTAATCCCAAGGAGTAATCGGTATGGCTCAGACACGTTATGCAGACATCGCCAGTCTGCTCAACAACATTTACGAGGGGGCGCTGTTCACCCTGCGCCAACAGAATCTGCTGGTGCCCACTGTCACGGTCTTCCGCGACACGGCCGGCATGATGCCGCGCAAAAACAGCCAGTACGGGGCGGCCTCGGTGCGCTCACTGACAGAGGGCGAGGACGTCACGTCAACGCAGCTCACCCGCACGGCGCTGAGCACGCTCACCCCGGCCCGCTTTGGCGATCAGTTCTTCGTCACAGACGAGCGCATCGCCAGCGACGATCACAACATCCGCGCGGATGCGGCCCTCGAAATGGGTGCCGCGTTTGCACAGTATGTAGACCAGACCATCTCTGACCAGTTCACCAGCCTCACCGGCGGCACCATCGGCACGGCAGGCAGCACGCTGCTATGGGCAGACATGATCGAGGCGCGCGCAATGATGCACACGCTGAAAGTACCCGGCCCGTACTACTGTGCGCTACACCCGTACCAGTGGATGCACCTGGTCAAGAGCGCGGTGGCGTCCTCGGGCGAAGTGCGTGGCGCGCCGCAGTTCAACGACCGCATCGTTCAGAACTACTTCGTCTCCACGATCCTGGCAGATGTGACGTTCGTGATCACGCCGTCGATCGATGTGGATGTGTTGGATGATGCCATCGGTGCGATGTACAACATCCAGGCGCTGGCATACGACGAGCGCACCCCGTTCACGATCGAAGTCGAACGCGACTCGTCCCGCGGCGGCTGGGAACTCAACGCCTCGCTGCGTTATGCCGTCGGCACATGGGCACCCGCGCGCGGCATCAAGCTTGTTGGTGACGCGGCCACGCCATCTTAAGATGACTGGCAGGGTGACCTGGTGGTCGGGTACGTTATGCAAGCCCCGGCGGCGGCGTCCGCCGCCGCCGGGCTATGAGCCGGTCGCGGTATGGATCGTGCGGGACGAATGGCCTGTGATCCACTCCCAGGTGGCGATGCGGCACGTGCGGGCTGTCAGCGAGGCACAGACCAACGCCCGTGAGGCCGTGCTGCGCATCGCACATGACATCATGGCGGCACAGGTGCCGTACTGGTGGGTAACCTACGCGGGCATCGCGCGGCGGCCCGGCCTGGTGCTGGGCTGGCTGGCTGAGGAGCTTGGCCTGATGGCCCCTGGCGTTGACGTGTACGATGCTGACGGGAAATGGTGGGAGGAATGCGAGCGTGAAGAATTACGTGCTGGTGAGGGGCAAGGAAATCGTCGAAGTGATGCCGGGCCGTGAGGCCCGCCGCGATCAGCTGATCGCCGCCGGGTACACGTGGGCAAACCGCCCCACCCCGGACCCGGAGCCGGACCCGGCGCCGGCGCCTGAAGAATTTGCTGAGAACCCCAAGCGCGGGCGCGGTAAGCAGCCGCGAGGGGGCAAGCCAGATATCGAGCTGGAGAGATAGCGATGGCAGCACGCGCTGGGATGCTTAACCTGATCCGCCGCCTGCGGGGTATGACGCAGGCCGGGACTGCCGACTACAGTGTGGCAGGCATTACCTGGTGGTCCGACGATCATCTCCAGGAGGTGCTTGACTTGCACCGCGTCGATCTCAACTATGTGCCGCTGGTGAGCGAGCGCGAGTACAGCGGCGGCACGGCGTTGTACTACGATTACTACGCCCCGCTGGGCAATCTGGAGGAGACCAACAGCGGGGCGGCGTACTTTGCCATTGAGGACAGCGACGGCGATGACGTGGCAGACACGCTGTACAGTATGGACTACCTGCGGGGGCGTGTGCGTTTCCACGCCGACCAGGGCGGCACGGCGTACTACATCCGCGGGCGGTCTTACAATCTCAACAGTGCCGCCGCGGATATCTGGCGGCAAAAGATGGGCTGGCGTGCCGATTTCGTAACCTTCCGCGCGGACGATCAGCAGTTCAATCAGTCGGATTGGTTCAAACACTGCGCAGAGATGGCCGCGTACTTCGATAGACAGGGTGGTGCCAGCCAATCGACGCTGGGGAGGCTTGATCTGACATGACGCTCAAGACACCCACCACAGCCGATATCGCGCGCTTCCGCGCGGTCGCTGATGACATCCTGACTCAGACGTGTACCGTTACGCGCAACACCCCCAGCAGCGACAGCGCCGGGGGATGGACCGACAGCTGGGCTACTGTCAGCAGCTCGACCCCGTGCCGCCTGGCGGTGCGTGGGGTGATCATCACCCATGACCTGGTGCGGTCAAGTGAGCGCCTGATGGCTGGCCTCGATTACACGCTCAAACTGGCGTATGATGCAGACATCGCACGCGGGGATAGGGTGACAATCGATAGTGTGACCTATCAGATAGAGTCTGTATGGGATGATCACCAGTGGATGACCGTCAAGCGCTGCAAACTGAGCAAGGTCTACTGAGATGAGCGCCGTCATCACCGCTGTGCAGACCGGGATACATGCCGCGCTGAACGTGGCGGCAATCACAGACCTGACCGGCTCCGGCAAGATTTACGCCGCAATTGCGCCGCTCGGTACAGCCCTGCCGCTGGTGATCTACCAGCAGCAGGGCGGCGGGGACGAAAACCTGACCCCCTCGCGGATGCGGAACGTGCTCTACACGGTCAAGGCTGTGGCATCGAGCCGGGCGACCGCCGCCGGGATTGATGCCCAGATCGACACAGCACTGCACAACGTGACGCTGACAGTGGGCGGCTGGACCGCCTTCTGGTGCGCGCGCGAAACTGATATCGAGTATGCCGAGGTGGATGATGCAGGTGATGTAATCTACCACATCGGCGGTATCTATCGTATACGGATAGGAGCATAATATTATGGCCGAATATACCGGTAAAAATCTCTACATCACGTTTGACGGCAATGTCTTGACTGGCGATCAGCGCACCTTCACCGTGACCGAAACTATGGAGGTGGTCGACGCCAGTGCGGGGGCGGATGTTGCGCGTACATACCTGACCACGCTTGAAGATGGGTCTGCGACATTGGAACTGCTGCATCAAGAGGATGGCACGGTGTTGTGGGGCAACGTGGATAAGGGCACATCAGGCACCCTGATTTGGGCGCCAGAGGGCACTGCGACGGGCAAAGCCAAGCACACCGTAACGGCAATCGTGATCAGCCGCGAGCAGTCGATGCCGTACGACGACGTGGTGGCGCTCACCATCGAGTTCCAATTCACCGGCGTGGTTTCGGACACGACATACTAACGATGGGAAGAATGGTGGCGGATGGCGCGCGAGGTTGAGCTTCACGACGGGCGCAGGTTGAGCCTAAACCCGTATGCACTGAGCTGGGATGATGTGACGGCCCTGATCGAGGCCGGTCGCCAGGACGGCCCGGAGTACAAGCGGCTCGTGGGCAAGGCGTTCGGGCTAAGCGGTGAGGAGTTCGGAGCCTTGCCATTCCCAGACGCCTCCAAACTTGACCGGGCGGTGGGGGACTTCCTACGCAATCCGGTAGGAGCCGACCCAAACTGAGCAAGGCGATCTACACCAGCGCGGTGTTCAGGGCGGGCGTGGACCGCGAGCACTGGCGGAAGATACTGCGCTGGCGGATCGCCCGTGACACCGGATGGAGCCTGAGCGAGGTTGACGCGATGACGATGGGGGATGTGTGGGAGTACCTGAGCGTCCTCGATGGCGAGGCCAAGGTGCTGGAGCACCGTAAGCCAAGAGGGCGCCGGAAGGGGCGCTGATCGTGCCGGTGTCGATTACGGTCAAGATCGACATGAGCAGGCTGCAAGCGGTGATCGCGCGGTTGCCCGACGGCGCGTCGTTTGCCGCGGAGTTGGGGGCAGATGCCATCGAGAGCCGTGCCAAGCAGCTCGCCCCGGTGCGCACCGGGGCGTTGAAGAACAGCATCGGGAAGCGGAACGTTGGATCGTGGTGGTATGTGGTCGCCGATATTTACTACGCGATCTTTGTCGAGCTCGGGACTCGCAAGATGGCAGCGCGCCCGTACCTGGTGCCTGCTGTTGACTCGGTAGACTGGAGATCGATTGTCGCTGCGGTCCTGCGCAGGATAGGGCTGTGACATGACGACAGTAGCATCAATCGACATCCGCATCGCGGCGCAAGGGGCCGATGATGCGATGCGTGAGCTGCGGCGCGTCACTGGTGGGCTTGACGATGTGGGCAAAGCGGGTAAGGCCACCGGTGGGCATCTTGACAATCTGCTGACCGGGGTCAAGGCGCTTGCTGCAGGGTTTGTCGCCACGCAGGTGGCGCGCTTTGCCGCAGACGTGATGCAGGTCGGGGCGGCCTCGCTCCGTGCCGAACACTCGCTCAACGCGCTGACCGAGGGGCGCGCGGATGAGTTCATCCAGCGCGTAGGCGCGGCGTCGCGCGGCACGGTCTCTGACCTCGATATGATGAGCGCCAGCGCCCGCGCGCTGCGCTTTGGCGTGGTAGACAGCGCACAAGATATGGAGCTGCTCACGCGCGCCGCCCGCGCGCTGGGCACCACGATGGGGATGGACACCACCGCCGCTCTCAATGACCTGGTGACCGGTATCGGGCGCGCCAGCCCTATGATCCTGGACAACCTTGGTTTGGTTGTGAAGCTGGGCGAAGTGCAGGAAGAAGCCAACCGCATCATGGCGGAAACGCCGGGGCTGACCTACGCGATGGCACAGCGCCAGGCGCTGTATAACAGCGTCATCCAGCAGGGGCTGGCGCTGGAAGCCGACTTGGGCGGCACAATGGATGATGCGGCGGCCAGTACCGAGCGCATGGCCGCGGCGGTCGCAAATCTGAAGGCCGAATTGGGCGCGATTGCGGCAACGGCACTTGCTCCGGCAATTGACCAGGCTGCGCAGGATGTGACCAGCCTGTCGAGCGGATTCGATGAGTTCGTCGGCACCATCCGGGGCGTGCGGGCCGCATACGAGCAGCACAGCCGCGATGTGGCGTCCACCACAGGCAGTTATGGCGAGTGGCTGGCAGAGATGACGCGTATCCAACAGGACATGGGCGCGATGGGGCGCTTGATGCTGACCGGCCCGCAGTTGAGCCTCAGCATCAGTGAGTACGACCGGCTGACCGATGAGGTCCGAGCGCTGCAGGCTGCACAATCCACCGAGATCGAGATGCAGCGGGCCGTCAATTATACCCGTGCGCTGGGAGTGGACAGCACGATCGAGGCTGTCATGAGCACCGAGGAGCTGACGGCCTCGATCCAGAGCGCCGCCGATGTGGTGCTGGAGTATGCGAATGCGGTGCAGTTCCAGGCACAGGCACAGATGAGTGCGCTGGGGGCGGCCCAGCAGATGTCTCAGATTGCGGCGGACCATTATGTGAGCCAGCGCGAGCTGGCAGACGTTTACGCGGTTGGCACGGAGATGCTGGGACAGTATAACCTCAGCGCGGTGCAAACCGTCGAGTTTATGCAGGCTTTGGGCCTGGCAACCGGACAAATCACACAGGAGCAGATCAACCAGGCGACCGGGGTGCGAGAGCTGACCAACCTGTATACCGGCCTGGTCGCGGATGGCCTGATGCCTGCTGCCGAGGCGGGTAGCGCGTATGCCGCCGCGCTGCAGCAGGTGGCAGCCGGGGCTGATGCCCAGCAGGTGGCGCTTGATGCCCAGCGCACCGCGCTGCAATCGACGCTCCTCGAGGCGGAGTATCTGGGCGAAGGCTTTATGACGATGGGCGGCACAATGGAGCAGTCGATCCGCACCGGCGTGCCTGCAATTGAGGAAGTACAGGCGGCCTTGACGACCCTGAGCACGCAGCAGGGGCAAATCAACATCAACGCAGACGACGCCGGGGCCGCAATGGCCGCGATCGAGGCCGTACAGGGCGCGCTGCATGCCCTGTCTGCCACGGTGGCGACCCCCACGATCATCGTGCGTGGCGGCGGCGGCATTGGCGGCTTCGCGGAAGGCGGGCGTGTTGGGGCCTCCGGTACCTATCTGGTAGGTGAGCAGGGGCCGGAGCTGGTACAGCTCCCGTCCGGCGCGTATGTGCATGACGCCGGGCAAACCCGCTCGATGCTGAGCGACCGGCGCGGCGGCGGCCAGGTGGTGATCAACGTTACTGCCCATGACGTGCAAGACACAGTAGCTGCCATCCAGCGTGAGCTGCGTGCGCAGGGCGTGATTGGAGCACTCCCATGACCGAGACGCTTCAGTGGGAGGTTGCCATTGACAGCGATGGGGATGGGTACTTCAACGGCCCCAACACGATTTCGGGGACGACCTATACCTACTGTGCCGAGGGCGGCCTGGGTGACCTGCTGCGCTCGCTCATCATCCAGCGCGGCGCCACGTCGGCGCACGAAATCGTGGCACGCTCCAATACTGCGCAGCTGACGTTTGACGGTAGCGACTACTTGCAGTTTTTGGCCACTGCATCCCAGGCATTGCCGCCGCCCCAGCCGGTGGTGGATCGCGGGATGGCGATCCGCGTGCGCTCACAGTCACCCACTACTGCCGCGCTGGCCGCAACCAACGCCAATCTGGGTTTTGCCGCGGTGGGTATTGGCGATGGCACGCACGCGAGGGTCTGGGATGGCACAGCCACCGATTACCTTGACATGTACTACGACGGCCTGGAGGCGCGCATCAGCAGCAGCACAGGCACCATTATCGCGTGGGTCTACTGTGACGCGGCCGCGTTCAGCGACGCGGACAATCACCACATCATCGAGCTGTACTTCTCCACCGTCGGTCAGCGCATCCGCATCTACCTCGCGGCGTCAACACAGACGATCCGGGGCCAGTACCGCGACGGCGTGACGATTGACACCATCGATATCGGCAACATCAGCGCCGCGACGTGGTACATGGTGACGCTCACCTGGGATAAGAGCGGTGATGCCATCGGGGGCTATCTGAACACGACCGCATGCTCCGGGGCCAGCGGGCTCGCCACCATCAGCGGCGCGCTGAACCATGTGGCGCTGGGGGCACGCTGGGTGAGCGGCACGACGACCTATGCGGATGCGTGGGAGGGCCGTCTGGCACATATCGCGGTGTTTGACACTGTCCTGAGCAGCACGCAGGTAAGTGAGCTTTATGCAGACTGGCAGGCGGCGAAGCCGATGGAGCGCCGCATTAAGGCGCTCAAGCCAAAGGGATACTGGCTGTGCTATGCCGAGAGCAACGCGGCCAGCACCTCAAACTATTCGCACGACATGGCACGCTGGCAAACCCACTTCACGGGCTGGGTCCAGAGCGTGCAGATTGACCCGGACCACAACAACACGCGCAACGCGGTCCTGGACTGTGTGGGCTACTTTGATCGGCTGATGGCCGTGGAGGCCGCCCTGCCGGTGCAGGAAGGCAAGCGCAGCGATGAGGTGATCAGCGCGCTGATCACGTCCGCTGCGGAGTACCCGCCTGTCTTTGCGGGCTGGGTGCTGGGACACCCGCGCCTGTCGCGGTTGGGCCGCACGACGCGGCTGCTCACAGGGGCATCGGACTACAGCGATCTTGACGTGGGCCAAACGGTGTTCCATTATGCGGGGGACAACTGGGAGCGCGGCACCAGTGTGCGCAGCGCGATACAGCAGATCGCGGATGCGGAACGCGCGTTCCTGATCTACGAGAACCGGTATGGTGAGTTCGTATTCCGCAACCGCCACTACCCCTGGCTCAATTTGCTTGACAGCGCAGCGGGCGCGCTCACGGCCTCAGTCACGCTGCGGGGCCGCACCCAGCACGCGCGCGGCGCGCGGCTGCTCAACGATTGTACGGTATCGTATAACCCGCGCTATGTGCAAGCGGGCCAGACGCTGCACACCATCCAGGAGGCGGTGCTTTTCGGCGCGGGCGAGACCCGCAGCATGTCACTGCGCTATGAGGGCGGCGCCGGGGAGCAGGTAGGCGGGCGCGATGTATCGTTCACCTTCGCCGCAAACGCGGCGGCGGACGGCAGCGGCGAGGACCTGACAGGCAACATCACCACGATCGAGACCGAGTACGGCAACCGGCTTGACGTCGAGGTGACCAACAATGCAGCGGTGGACGCATACATCCAGGCGGGGTCGTATGTGGCCGGTACCAAGATCACGGATTACGGCAGGCAGAGCTACCGCAAGCAGGATGACGACAGCATCTTCCAATACGGGCGCGCGGCGGGCGAGATTCCGCTCACGATGCTGGATGATGCGGCGTTCGCCGCACAGGTGGCCAATTTCGAGGTGCTCGTCCGCCGCGCGTCACTGGATGCCCTGGAGCGCACCGCTGTGCATGGACAGGAGAGCGCGGCTAACATGATCCTTGCGCGCTCGCTCGATATTGGTGACCGGGTGACGCACTCCGGCTATCGAGTCTATAACGTCGCCAGTCACATTGTCGGGATCACCGAGCGATGGGACTTGGCAGGTGGATATATCAGCGAGTTTATCCTGCGGCCGGCCCCTACCACCGATACGCCGGTGTGGGTGCTGGGCAATGCAGATTATGGCGATATTGGCGAGACGACCTACCTCGCGCTGTAACAGGAGAGATGGATCATGGCGTATTCGGACCCCGGCAGCCAGACCACTGGCGACCTGATCACTGCGGCGATCTGGAACCAGAACGTGGTGAGCAACATCGATTATCTGTATGCAGCACTACATGACGTGATCGAGTTCGACGACTATCAGGAGGTTGTCAACACGACGGACGAGACTACTATCCTGAGCTACACCGTGACCGGCGGCACGCTGGGCACGGACAAAAGCATCAGGCTGATGTTTGGACTGTCGTTCTACAACAACACCGGCGGCGCTGAAACGATCACTGTCAAAGTCAAGCTGGGCAGCACGACGTTGCACACGGGGATTTACAATAGCATCACCAACTCATCGACGGCGCGGTCTATCGCGCTGTGGGATGTGGTGATTGCCAACGAGGACAGCGCCAGTGCGCAGCGGTCGATTGCGCGGGCGGCATCTGCGATGGGGCTGGCTGCGGCCAGTCTGTCAACAGCGACGGTACAGATCGGCTGGCAGACCGCCACCGAAAGCACGGCAAGCGATCTGGCGCTAACTGTCACAGTTGACCCCAACACGGCCAGCGCGAGCCTGAGCGCGCGGCTGATCGGCGCGGTTGTCATCAAGCCGGTTGCTGCGAGTTAGGCAATTATGGATAGAGAGCTGATACAGATGATCGTAGACGGCGGGGTAACGGCGGTCTTTGTGCTGCCTGTGATCCTGCTGATTGCGCGCGCTCCCGGCCTGCTGGAGCGCTACCAGAAGATCGCGCTAGACCGCGAGGCCGCACGGGAGCGTGAGCGCCAGTTTGAGCGCGAGGCTCAGGAGCGCACAGTGCAGACCAATGACACCATGACCGCCACGATCAGAATACTCAATGCGAGCCTGGAGGATATACTGCGAGCGCACCGGGAGTGGGTGGCACGCTATGGTGCGCTGGAAGAGCGTATGGACGAGCAAACCAGGCAGTTGGAGGCCCTGCGGGGGGACCTGGCGGCCAAGACGCTGGAGCTGGTGGCGGCGCGGGCCCGCATCACCGAACTGGAGCAGCAGCTAGAGCAGGTGCATGCTGATCTGCGCACCAAGACGGACGATTTGGTTGCCGCCCGCAAGCACATCGACGAGCTGCAGGAAGCGCTCCAAAAGGAGATCGGGCGCCGAAATGAGCTCAAAGCGCAGCGCGATGGGCTGGAAAAGAAGGTCAAAGAGCTGGAGGCGCGCGTGGCGAGCCTGTCGCAGCGCGTCGATGACCAGGAGGCAGCAACATGAGGACTCTTATTGTTGTGTTGTGCAGCATTATACTGCTGGCGGCGTGCCGGGCGCCCTATGTACCAATCCCGGCGGATATGACGCCTGTTGTCATAACGCAGGACGCGCCCCCTACCCCGACGCAGATCGCGCCGGAGCCGGAAGTGCCACCTGCCGGGGAGCAGCCGCCGCCCGCGCCGGATGATGTGCCGTCGCCCTGGCCGGAGCCGGTGGGTTGGGTGTGCAACCCGCTGGAGCGCACGTACTATGTGCCTGACAACAACATGCGGGTGCGGGCCGGGCCGGGCGTGGACCAGCCGGAGGCGTGGGATACGCTGTTGTACGCCGGGATGATTTTCCCCCAGGTGGACCTGGGGATGGAGCTGCTGCAATGCCTGGATATGCAGGACCGGGGCGAGGAGTGGTTCTGCCAGTACGCGCTGGCAGAGGCCTCTGCCAGTGCGTTAGAGTGCGTGGCACACATCGCTGTGGTGGACGGGGCACTGCGGGAGTTCCCAGGGCGGCTGTATGTCCGGTAACCTGCGTCCCCCCTTCTCGTGGTTCGGCGGAAAGCGGCTGATCGCTGCGGAGGTCTGGCGGCGGTTTGGCCCACACATCTTCCGCTATGCCGAGCCGTTTGCGGGCGGGCTGGCGGTGGCGCTGGCGGCCCCGCGTGTGCCGTACTACGAGATATACAACGACATCGACGGCTTGCTGGTTAATGCCTGGCGGGCCATCCAACGCGATCCGCGTGGGGTGTGGCAGGCGGCCGACCGCCCGATGGCCGAGCTCGAATTACAGGCGATCCACGCCCGCATGATGGTACGTGCCGAGGGGCTGGCCGCCCGGCTGGCAGCTGATCCGGATTACTACGATGCCGAGATGGGCGGCTGGTGGGTTTGGGGCCAGTGCGCAACAATTGGCGACCATTGGGTGCAAGATCGGATGTCCCGCTCAGTGCCGCGTCTGGTGGGTTTTCCCGGCCTCCTCAGCATCCGGGCGTCCGGTAACGGCCCTGCCTATCTGCGGGCGCTGTCGCGGCGGCTGAGCCGCTCGGTTATCCTGTGTGGTGACTGGATGCGGGCGGTGACACCTATTGTGTTGTTTCGCAGGGCCAGCCCGACAAATGTCGTTGCCGTGTTCCTGGACCCCCCGTATGCCGCCGCGACGGGGCAACGCTACAAGGTATACGGGAGACACGATGATGGGGAGGTTGCCCACAGGGTGCGGGAGTGGGCATTGGAGCATGGGGACGACCCGCGCCTGCGCATCGCGTTGTGCGGCTATAACGAGCACGACGACCTGGCGGCGGCGGGCTGGCAGCTCCACCGCTGGTCGGCCAATGGGGGATACGGCAATATAGGCTCCAACGGCGATCAGCGGCACCGCGAGGTGGTGTGGTTCTCCCCGCGCTGTGTCCGCCCTGCGCAGCAGCTAAGCCTATTTGACGGGGTGATCCTTGGACAGCAGTAGGCGCTCGCTGCTTGGGCTGCATCTGCACGCCGGGGTGCCGGACGGCTGGCACACGCGGATTATTGACGCCCGGCCTGCGTGGGTCAAGGTCATCAACCGCCTGGACGTGGCAGCATGGGCACAGTCGGCTATCCCGGACGTCAAGGTACTGGTGCGCTCGATGTGGCCTGATGATGATTTTGGCCGGCTGCCGTCCGCGCCATTGCAGGCCGTCCACGCTGTCCTGACCGCCAACTCCAGCCTGCTGGAGCAGTGCGGGCGTAACGGTTGGTGGGTCGAGCTGCCGCCCAATGAGCCGCATCTGGACACCGCAGGGCTACAGCGGCTAAGCGACTATCTGATCATACTGCAACAGCAGATCATGGATCGGTACGGTGTGCACTGTGCGATTGTCAACGCCAGCGCCGGGACGCTGGAGGAGCACGAGTGGCGGGTCATTAACGGCGCGCTGGAGCACGCGGCGCTGCTGGGTAATGCCCTGGCGGTCCACGAGTATGCCGTGCGTACCCCGGTATGGTTTGGTGCTGACAATCAGCAGGCCCAGCTGGTGCTGCGGCGCCGCCTGATTGACAACCCGGCGCCGGATGATGAGGGCTGGCTGGTGGGTCGTTGGCGCAAGATGAGACGCCTGGGCGCTATCCCGGCTGGTTTGCAGGTGATGGTCACTGAGGCCGGTTGGGATAAGGCGGGCGATCCGGCCCTGCCGCTATTGGGCGTCTACGATGCAGTATGGAGCATCAACCAGTACCGCGACGTACACGCACAGGCGATGGGGTTTGCCACAGTGCGTGATATGCTCGCACACGACCTCAAACTGACCGACGATATCTACCATGCCGGGGGGGATGTGATCGCCGTGTTCCCGTTCACTTTCGGCACGGCCGATCCTGCCTGGTCGGGATACGACTACACGACCAGATTTGGCGGGCTGCTGCTTGACCACATCGCCAACTATACTGTGCCGGAGCCACCACCGCCACCAGAGCCACCACCGCCACCAGAGCCGCCACCAGAGCCGCCGCCAGACCCGCCCGCCCCGGAGCCGCGCCCGATAGGACTGGTGGTGCTGCTTTTGCTTGCACTGCTGATTGTGGTCGGAGTATACTTACCAACGATGGAGGACACACTGATGCTTGACACACTCTTTGCCGACCTGATCCCGTTCGTGGCGAGCCTGCTCGCTTACCTGCCTCCGGTTGCAGGGGCGCCGTTTGTGGCGTTTGTCGTCGATACCCTCAAGCGGTTTGGGGTGCTGCCCGATGGGTTTGCGCCGCTGGCTAGCGGGCTGCTCAATCTGGCGCTCTACATTGTATGGTTTGTCGTCGGAGACAGGCAGGCACAAGTGCTGACCGCATTTGATGTCATCATGCAGATCGCGGCGCTTATCCTGCCGCTGTTTGCCAGTTTGGTGCTCACCCAACGCAGCCATGTAGCCCTGGAGCAGATCGGGATCGGATACAGGCACCGTTAGCACCCCCAAGCCTCCGGTCCGCAGCGGCCCGCGCCTGTGGAGGTGTGCGGGCCGCTTGCGTGTAGGGAGTTACTTGCGCCTACGCGCTCCAGGTGGGCGTGAGCACCCCAGAGCGGTCTGTAAACACGCTAAAGCGGGCGCCGGTCAGATTGGTATTGCGCAGGTCCGCGCCGGTCAGGTCAGCCTTGTGCAGGTGAGCGCCGTAGATGTCCGCGCCGGTCAGGTCGACATTGCGCAGGTCGACATTGCGCAGGTCGACATTGCGCAGGTCGGCATAGCACAGGTAAGCGCCGCTCAGATCGGTATTGCGCAGGTCCGCGCCGGTCAGGTCAGCGCGACGCAGGTCCGCGCCGGTCAGATCGGCATAGCTCAGGTCGGTATAGCACAGGCAAGCGCCGTACAGTCTGGCGTTGCACAGGTAGGCGCCACACAGGTCCGCGCTGCGCAGGTCCGCGCCGGTCAGGTAAGCGCCGCTCATGTCTGCGTCCCCGAAGTTAGCATAGCCCGTCAGGGCGCCGCTCAGGTAAGCGTCGGTCAGATCGGTATTGCGCAGGTCCGCGCCGCTCAGGTCCGCATAGCGCAGGTCCGCGCCGCTCAGGTCCGCATAGTGCAGGTCCGCGCCGCTCAGGTCCGCATAGCGCAGGTTGGCACAGTGCAGGTTGGCGCTGCTCAGGTCCGCATAGCGCAGGTTGGCACAGTGCAGGTTGGCGCTGCTCAGGTCCGCATAGTGCAGGTTGGCATTGCGCAGGTCTATGGCCTCGCTTGGGTTAGCATCTCGCCATGCGTTCCAGGGGGCGACGCCCCTGGTGATCAGCTCGTACTGCTTGTCGTTCACTATTACCTTCCCTTTCCTTGGCCGCTATGCGGCCTGTATTATCTATATCTCTGGTTATTGGTCCGATCAAATTGATCTGATGGCATCAGATCAAAATGATCGGATGGGCAGCCCTCCGGGGCTGCCCTGGTCTTGTACTACGCGCTCCAGGTGGGCTCCAGCGCCCCGGAGCGGTCTGCAAACCCGCTAAAGCGGGCACCGGTCAGAGCAGCATAGTCCAAAGCGGCGCCGCGCAGGTGAGCGCCGGTCATGTTGGCGCCACGCAGGTTAGCCTTGCGCAGATCGGCGCCGCGCAGGTCCGCGCGACGCAGGTCGGTGCCGGCCAAGTCGGCGCCGGACAGGTCGACCATACGCAGGTCCGCGTCGCGCAGATCGGCGCCGCGCAGGCCCGCGCCGCGCAGGTTGGCACCGGCCAGATGAGCGCGGACCAGGTCCGCCCTGCGCAGGTCCGCAATGTGCAAGTCCGCGTCGACCAGATCGGCGCCACACAGGTCCGCGCTGCGCAGGTCCGCGCCAGCCAGGTCCGCGCCGGCCAGGGAAGCGCCGGTCAGGTCCGCCCTGCGCAGGTCCGCGCGACGCAGGTCCGCGCCGGCCAGGTAAGCACCGCCCAGGTCTATGCTCTCGCTTGGGTTAGCATCTCGCCACGCGTTCCAGGTGGCGACTCCCTTGGTGATCAGCTCGTACTGCTTGTTCGTGTCCATTGTGTCCTCCTATGTATGTGCTATTGATTACATCTTACCACAGGTCGCTGTAGTTGTATATAGTACTATGGTACTATATACAAATATAGTGTTATCATGTATGATCAAGGTAAGGTAACACACACAAGGAGCGGAGTAAACGATGATCAAGGTAAGGATCCCCCGCAAGGCAGCAAGCAAGACCGTCAAGGTCGCAGCGCAGCAGACCCCGGCGCCGCAGGCGGAGCAGCAGGCGGAATCAATGCTCGAGGCGCTGGTCCGCATCAACCTGTATGTGAGCGCGGTCCGCACCATCAAGGCCGCGGCGCACTTGGACGCCGCGGCATGGATACTGATTGAGGGCACATGGGTACTGACCACGTACCGGATGGCGGTTGACTACTGCCAGCCGTACATGACGGCCGATTGGACGACCGGCGAATACGCCGGTTGCCCGGCCGTCTTTATGGGCCGCGAGCTGATCATCGCCGCGGCCTTCTAGGGGCGTATGTCCCGCCCTATATATAGGAGAGCGCAATGAACTACGCGATCGATCCAACTGAGGCCACGATGCTTGAGCGGGCGATCAAGATCGCTCGCCACAACACCGCGTTTGCGCCGGAGGCGTACCCGGCGTTGCGCGATGGCGAGATGGTCGTGCCGTCCGGTGATCCACAGGCTATTGCAGTGCTGGAGCACCTGCGGCACCTGATGGGGTATGATGTGCCGATGGAGGTGCTGCTCACCGCCAGCGTGGACCAGTTTGAGGCAGAACTCGTCGCCACGTGGACGCTGAGAGCGATCCTGCGGGCGGCGCTGCTGTGTGAGATGGCGGCATAGTATATCAAGGAGCGACCGACATGGAGTCAATGAGCGGATACGAGGACAATCTGTGCAAGGCCCGTGCGGCGATCGCCGCACGCCAGCAGACGGCACAGGCGGATGAGGATCAGGCCAACGAGGCGGAGCGGGCCGTGCTGCGAGCATGGCTCGCAGTGGCGGGGGTCGAGGGTGCGGTAAGCTGCGCTGATAACCCCAGCGCGGTAGTCCTGCCGGGTAAGCGGTCCTACCGCTTCTACCGTCGCTTTGACGGGTATCGGCTGGATTTTTTCGCGGCGCGCGCGCCATCAGATCGGCGCGATGTGCCACAGGATGAGGTGGCGCTCAGGGTCGATTACACCGAGTACCACTGGCTGCCGATAGAGCAGCGCCGAGCCGTGCTGCTGGCTGATGCGATCGCACGGCTCGAGCACGGCTATCAATGCGATGGTTGGTATGAGGCGGAGCGTCGCAGCCAGCCGCACCTCTGGGACTATAGCGCAGTATACTGCGCATAGTACGACCGTGCTATAGGGTGCCGGGGGGACCTGGTGTAAGATTAGAGTATGGGAGTGTAAGAAGTGAACGAGCTCAAGGCATGGACGAGACGACACGGCAGATCACTGGTACAGGTTGCCCGCGAGATGGGCTATCGCAACCCCGTGCCGGTGTATCAGGTATCACGCGGGGCGGCTATGCCGTCCTGGGAGTTTATCGGGCGCTTCTATGCGGCCTATGTCCACGAGGCGTCGCTGTATGCGATGCCTGTGCATCACACCCATGCCATCCTGGAGTGGATGGTGAGGGGGGTAGGCAAGTGAGCAAGCCACTGGTCCCGCGCTGTGCTATATGTGGGGCAAGCCCCACTACGATCTACAACGGCGTGCGGGTGTACGATCTGACGTACCACCCCGTGCTGCCTGGCCTGCTGGTATGCGATGTGCATTACCGGCAGGAGATCGCCCTGGTGCGAGATGAGCTGCAGACGCGGGCGCTCCCGCGTGAGCTGCAGACTGGATTGAGCGTCGCAGTGCGCACCAATCTGGATTGGCCGTTTGGCCCACTGTGGAGCAGCAGAGTAGGAGAGGAGCAAAGCCATGAGCAACAGTAGTATCGATTGGGCCGCGCTTGCCGCCCCTATCCCGGATGAGGACATCCAGTTCCGGCGGTCCATGGACGATCGCCCTGACGCATACGTGGCGTATATCGACGCCCGCACCGTCCACGACCGCCTCAATGCCGTGTGTCCCGGCGCCTGGTCGTACTCGTGGGAGCTCATCCAGGTGCTCCCCAATGGGGATTGGATCGTCAAGGGCCGCCTGACTATTGGCGGTCAGGCCCACGAGGATGTGGGGGTGGGTGAGCTCAAGCTGTCCAAGGCTGGCCACACCGTCTACGGTGGGCCCGAGAAGGCGGCGGTCTCGGACGCGCTCAAACGGTGTGCTGTGCAAGTGGGCATCGGGCGTAACCTGTATGATGATGCCGCGATGGGCGCGCTGCTGCGGGCGCGCGGGCTTGCGCAGCAGCCACACAGGCCCAAGACCACGCCTGCGCAACCGCCTAACCCTGCCCCAGTGCCGCCGCCCGCGCCTGCCGTGATCGCGGACGACCTGCCGTCGGACGACCTGCTGATGACCGACCTGACAGGGATGCAATGTGCGGCCCTGCAGAGGGCGCTCCCTCCTCTGCTCGGCATCGTGCCGGCCCACTACCGCAACCGCATGCGGGCGCGCTTTGGCACAACGGACTACCGCAGGATCGAGGGTGTGACGGTCGGGGAGTTTGTCGCTCGCATGGCCGACCAGGGAGGCAGTGATGGCAGTGTCTCCTCCTAGCGGCAGTGCATTGATACGAGCCGCGTTCGAGGCGCGGCTCGCTGCGGCTGAGGCCCTGCTCGATGAGGTCACGGACATCTACGAGATGCCTGACTTTGTGCGGGGCGCGCGGCTGCTGGCAGACGTGGTACACCATGCACAGGCGGCGCGTGATATCCAAAATCGCGCCGCCGAACTGGTGGCACGCGCCTACCGGCGGATGGGTGCGCTCCTGCTGGAGATGCCCATGCACCAGGGTGGGCGGCCATCTGATAACCCGTTACACGATGTGACAGGTTTGCCCACGTTGCGAGACATCGGCATCACGCGCCGCGATGCGGCACAGGCGCAAGAGATCGCCCGCCTGCCGGAGGGCGTGTTTGTCGCACACCTTGACGAGGTGCGCGCACACCCTAACCGCGACTTGAGCATCGCGGGGTTATACCGACACGCGGTTGCACACAACCGCGCCGCTGGCAACCCGGACGCTGATACTGTGATAGACGCTGATAATCGGCGGTTAGCGCGCTGTCCGCGCTGTGGTGGACAGGGGTGGGTGTATGAGAGCAACGATTGACGATATTAAGGCCCGCGTCAACCTTGAGGACATCATCGCGCATACGACCGGGGAGCAGCCGCGCCACAACAAGGTGCACTGCCCATTCCACGCGGACCGCAATCCATCGTTGGCTATCTATCCGGACGGGCGCTGGCACTGTTTTGGCTGTGGATTGCGCGGTGACGTGCTGGATTTCCTCGGCTACCTGCATTACGGGCCGGGCTATGACCCAGCGCAGCATCTCCGCGATGTGATCGACCGGATCGCAGGGCTGGACATACAGCCGCGCCCGGCGCGCCCGGCCCGGGCGGTCTACAAACCGACCCTTGATAGCGCGATGGTCGATGCGGCGATCGACCGCATGGGTGCTCGCGAGCGTGCCTACTGGCTCACGCGACGCATCGCATCTGAGACATTGCGCCATTTCGGCGTTGGCTGGACAGGCCAGCGTTACACCATCCCGCACTATGTCCGCGGGCTGCTGATGGGGATCAAGTTGCGGCGTGATGATGATGTTACGCCGCGGCTGGAGCCCAAATACGTGATGCAGCCCGGGTCGCGTATAGTGGCGCCGTATAACATCGATGTCCTTGATCACCTTGACGGCAGCGCGCCGCTGCTCATTGTCGAGGACGAGAAGTCGGTGTGGGCCGCGTGGCAGGAAGACATCGCGGCGCTTGCCGCCCCTGCTCACTCATGGCGCGATGAGTGGAGCGCTGCGCTATCTGCCGTCGATCGTATCCTGATCGTGGCCGACTGGGATGAGCCCGGTCTGGCAGGTGCGGCGCGTATCACCAAGACAATACGTCGTGCCGTGGTGGCACAGGCCGGGGCCTACTACAGCGATGGCTCGCCGGCAACCGACCTACATGATATGTACATGGCAGGCGTAGACCTGCCAGCATGGGTAGCACAGCATGTCTACTAAGCTGCTGATCGACGAGCCACCGTTGCAAGTGCTGCCAAGTTTGGCCTGCAAAATCGGGCTCAACGAGGCGATCATCCTGCAGCAAATCCACTATCTGTGTCTGTATACGCGCAACGAGGCACAGGGGCGCAAGTGGATCTACGGCTCTTACCAGGAGATCACGGAGCGATATTTCCCATTCTGGTCCGTGCCGACGGTGGTGCGGACCGTACAGCGGCTAGAGGCGTTGGGTCTGCTGATCAGCCGCCAGGGTCTAAACCGCATGGGGATAGATCGCACCAAGTGGTACACGATCGACTATGAGGCGCTCAGGCGCCTCGAAGGGGATGGATATGCAAGCAGTGAGTACAGCGACGAGATCGCCCTCTGACGGCAAGATCGGGCGCGTAGGCCACCCTGCGGCGCTGGGTTTGCTTGCGGCCGCGTGGCGCAACCCGCGCCATCGCGCCGCCGTACTGGGCAGCCTGTCTGTCGACCATTTCGTGGGCGCGGACCGGACGCTGTATAGGGCGCTTGAGGAGGAGCCCTTTGACTATTTGTCCATCGAGGGCAAACTGGACGCAGCGGCGCTGGCGCGCGTGATCGAGATGCAGGCAGTAACTCTAGGGCAACCGTCCGATGCGCTTGTGGCGCGTTGGATTACGACGTTGCGCTATGAGCGTAGTCGTGCCACGTTTGGCGCTGCGCTGGCGGACTCGATCGCCGCGCTCAGCAAGGGGGCAAAGATCGGAGAGGTGCTCGACAAGCTGGTAAGCGTGGTTGCGGATGAAAACATTGCGGGTGTATCCACAGTGACGGCGGCGGCGGCTGTGGAGCTGGCGCGGGCCGACCTCGATAACGCGCTCAAGGGCGACCCATGGACGAACGCTGTGCCAACGGGTTTCCGGGGCGTGGACCGCAATCTGGGCGGGTTGCGGCGTGGGCACGTGACGGTGATTGGTGCGTTGCAGCAGCGCGGCAAGACACAGCTGGCTCTACAGATATTGCGCAATGTCATCGCGTGGTCGCAGAGTAGGCAACTGGACAACGCCTGTGTGATGTTCTCCGCGGAGATGCCGGAGGCGGAGATCATCATGCGGTTAGCGCAGGCCGAGAGTGGGGTTGCGCTGCACAGCATCAAGACCGGGCGGATACCCGGCGCGACCATCGCGGAGAGCACTCCGGTTGAGCAGCGCCACATAGATGCCTATAAGGCGGCACTGGACCATATTGCGCAGCAGTTAGGCGATAGGCTGGTGATTTGCCCGGATGCAGCGCCGTCCACTGCACTAATGGCACGCATTGTCAGTCTGGAGGCGGCGCGGCGCAAAGATGGCATCGGCTTGATTGTGTTTGACTACTTGCAATTGGCAGGGGACGGGCGCGGGGCCGAAAACGAGACCGTGCGGGTGGGCACAATCATGCGTGGTCTCAAGCGGCTGGCCAAGACCTACAACGCGCCCGTGCTGGTACTTGCGCAGCTCAATCGCTCGGTGGAGATGACCACCGAGCGTATGCCGCAGATGTACCACTTGCGGCAATCGGGGGAGATCGAGCATCTTGCTGAGGCTGTGCTGCTGATTGACATGCCGATGCTGTACAAATCCGCATCGGGCTACCCTGCTCAGGCGATAGAGGAGCGCGCCCGGCGCTATGACAAGGCGGGCGGCAACGCCGCGCTCGTCATCGGGAAAAACCGCAACGGCGGCCAGCCCGGGCGCGGTATGATCATGCGCTTTGAGCCGGCCTGCACACGCTGGGCTGACATCGATTATCCCGATGACGGCAAGGGTAAGTTGCTGCAAACCAAAGGAGACTTTGACTGATGGACGGGTGTGGATACTACCGGCTTGACATGGCTATAGAGCATCGCGGCGGCAACGCCTACCTGCTGCATGTGGAGCACACCCATGATGAGGTTATGGAGATCGCGAGGCGGGCCGCTGACGTACTGGGCTGTGCCATTGGTGTGCATCAGGTAGGGCCAACTGTCTGGCAGCTGATTGTGGCACACCGCGTTAATCACGTGGCGGCGGTGCTCGCTGCGCTGCGAGATGCGGCCCATCCCGGCCCATGGGCCGCGCTGTATTGACAGGCCGTGTTATAATAGGGTAGGCGGGGTGATGGACGAGTTTGACAGAGACGACCTTGCGCAGTGGCTCACGCATTACACGCTGGCCAACGGCGTGGTGGACCCGCCGCGTCATGTGGCGGAGATCAATTGTGGCAACTACTTTGGCCTAATTGGACGGTGTCGCGGCACGTGGTATCTGTGGCTCAGCCGCATCCCGATCTGGCGGCGCCGCAGCCCGTTTGATGTGGTGTCCATCCGCGACATCCGGGCCGCCCTGCTGAGTGGTGATGAGGTACAGCAGTTATGATAGCTCGCTGTGCTGCCAGTGACGGGGTTTGTCCGTTGCTCCCTATGTGTGTGTACCCCTCAAGGCTCGCGCCACTGGCAGCACAGCGGGCTATGATGTCCGCAGGTTCGAGTGGGACCGAGGACCGACACGGGAAGGAAGGTCGTATCGAACCATGCAGAGACCGGGGCGGTGTTTTGATCCTGATAGACCAAGCACGCATCTACACTGAGCCACACCGTCCCGGTCGCGTGCGATATGGAGGCTGACGACCATGGTATCAGACTGGGTGTCACTGGCGGAGAGCCTCAGGGCGTTGGAGGCCGTGACCAGCATCCGCGACGGCTGGCCGACACGTGCCGCGCTTGGCCTTATCCGCATGGTCCTAACCGATCTACTGCTGCGCTCGCTCGCGCGGCACGGCTACACGGTCATGTGGGATAATCGCAATCTGGTCTACGCGGTGGAGCATAGCCGCGGCTTCGCAGGGGCGGGGGTAACATTGCCGGCCGCCGCGCTGGAACTGTGGGGCCAGATGCGGCGCCGCATGGCGCTGCGTCTGGATATGCAGTATACCGATCAAGGAATGGAGGAACCGTATGAAGGGCATCAGCATCGATCCCAACACGCATGACACAGGTCTGGTGATCTGGTCTGGCTCCGAGCCTATCTCGTGGTGGGTCCTGGGCGGGCGCTCTGCCGAGGAGATGGCAGGGCACATCGTGACGCAGATCATACGCCTTGCGCCCGATTGGATCGCGATCGAGGGCGCGTATCTGGGCGAAAACCCAAACACCTATGGGCAACTGATGATGCTGATTGGCGCTACAGTTGGCACGGCGCGGCATCTGGGTATCCCGTGCCGCGTGATCTCAGCAGCCGAGATCAGCGACCGGCTTAATCTGCCGGTCAAAGGCCGCAAGGCCGCCAATATGCGACTGGCGGAGATGGTACGCCCGGCATGGCGTCTCACGCAGGACACTGCTGATGCTCTTGCTGTGGGGCTGGCGGTAGTGCATGAGTTTGTGCAGACAAGTATGGAGCACACCGGGTGACCCGGGATGCTGCCGTTTGACCGCGCAACTGATGTTGCTGGGGAGTCGATGAGATGAGATGTCCGCGCTGCGGGGCCGTACTGGAGCCATCTGTGCCTCTGACGCCACCGGAGATCGCGGTGCTTGACGCACTGCGTTACTGCGCAAACGGCGCCGGCATTGTGCGTGCCGTGGCAGTCGCTGATGTGGCAGGACTGTCGCGCTGCTACACGTCAAGCCTGCTCAAGTCGCTTGAGATACGAGGCCTGGTGGACCGCCCGCGCGGTCCGAAATCGGGCTGGCGACCGGTGCTGCGGGAGGTCTTGCGGCTGGTCATGTAGCGGGTATATCATAGTGCTATCGTTTCGTGGCCGCGCCGGCACCAGTTGTCAACCGCCGGCGCGGCCCGCACGCGACAGAACATCTGCCAAACATCACCTCTTGCGGCTCTGACATACTATAGTCAGAGTCTCTGTTTACCCCGCCCTGCCACACACAAGAGGGCTTGCCAGCCGACAGAGGGTGGCAGCGCGGGGGGCGTGCACAGCAGCAACGAGGCAGGGGTGGACGAGAAGACATTACGCGAGCGGGTGCAAGCAATCGACTTGTTGCTGAGGCTGCTCGACACCGTGATCCGTGACGCGCAAGCCAGCGGAGACGACCGCTGGAAAACGCGCCCAAATCCGGACACACCCAGCGTGCAGGAACAGGCTGTGGCCCTAAACGCGGAACGCGGGGCGCTGCTGGCTGATTTGCGCGCCCTGCTGGGCATCCCGCGGCCAGACCAGGTCATCATACGGGCCCGGCCGGGCCAGACCAAAGCAAAGGAGTTATCAACCCATGGCCGAAGGTGACATTGTCCTCTACAACAATTTCAAGGAAGGCATCCTGACCGGGCTGTTCAACCTGGCGACAGACACGATCCGGATCACGCTCCACACAGGGTATACGCCCAACATTGACACGCACGACCAGTGGGCAGATACCGGCGTGTCGTCAACCGAGTACGGTACGGGGGCGGGCTACACCGCGGGCGGCGCGACGCTCGGATCGCTGTCGGTCACACAAGACGACACGAACGACCGCGTGCTGTGGGATGCTGCGGATGTCACGTGGAGCTCGCTGGGAGCACTGACGCCCGCCACGCCGTCACACGCGATCATCTGGGATGATACCACGACTGGTGACCTGCTGATCTGTTACATCGTGCTGGGCACCACAGCCACCAATGGGGGCAATTACACCATTGCGTTCTCATCGTCCCCGGCCGCGATCATCTCTATCACGTGACGTATGGCGCGAGAAATCAACGTCTTTGTCACCAGCGAAAGCGACGGCACCACACGTGACGCGGTGCCTGACTGGCTGATCCATATGGCGGCAAGCTGGATCGACAACGCAGGCCAGCCCCAGCAGGCAGCGGTAGATCGCTATCTACTGGCACAATTGAGCTGGATCAAAGACAGCCATCCAGCGAGGGCGCGGGAGCTGATGGAGCAGCTGGTATACGAGATCGAGCGGGTACGGCAGGGGCTTGATCCGACACTATGACCACGTACTATGTAGGGCCAGGTGGCAATGACGGCAACGCAGGCACCAGCTGGGCGGCGAGAAAAGCGACGCTCACCGGCGCTGAGGATATCCCAGTGGTGGCTAACGATACGGTCTACGTTGGCCCGGGAACCTACCGCGAGACATTGACGCTGGATGTGTCAGGCTCCAGCGGGCAACCCATCACGTACATCGGGGATGTGACGGGGGCCAACACGGATGGCGTGGGGGGACTGGTGCGCATCACCGGCTCGGATAACGATCAGACTGGCACCAGAGACTATTGTGTGACCGACAACGGGCGGAGCTATCGCACCTTTCGCGGGTTCGCGTTCGAGGGCGCGCTTGAAAGCCAGTTCCATGTGACGGGCGGCGGCGCCAATGTGATCATCGAGGATTGCCAGTTTTTCTGTGGCGGCGCTTACGACACCCGGGATGTGTATGTCTCCGAGAGCACGCCAACGAACATCACAATCCGCCGCTGCCTGTTCTGGGGATACGGCCAGGGGGTCTATTTCTACTCCGGGTCTGACACGGCGGCGTCGGGTTGCACCGTAACAAACTGCCTTTTCACCGGGAAATACTACGGTCTGGTATGTAATAACGTATCTGGCGTGTCGATGAGTCATTGCACTGTGGTCGGGGCGGCTTATAGCGTCTACGTCAATTCGCTGGCGGCTTCGTCTTCTATCACGCTGCGCAACAGCCAGTTCCTGGGCTGCCACTACAACCTCTATTCGTCGGCGGCCGGCCAGATCGACGAGGACTATAACAACGTAACCGGCTCATACACCGACAGGACAAATGTCACGGCCGGGGCGAATTCGGTCGCTTATATCCCCGGCCTGTGGGCAGCGCCCCTGTTTGACGGTGTGCGCCTCCCGGCGGTCGTGCCTGGAGACCTCGCGCCCTGGTCAGCGTTGCGAGGGTTTGTGGGCAGCGCCACGCAGACCGATGATCTATATGGCGTCACGCGCCCGACGACAGCCAGCAAGCAATCGCTGGGGGCGGTACAGTACCAGCCGGTTGTGCGTGAGGCCAGCACCACCTATGACAGCAGCGCGGCGTCGCTGGAGTTGAGCGATGCCGGCGAAGTGCAGTTCCGCGCGCCGGTCACGGCCACCAGCACCACGATCTCGGTACGCGCCTACCGCGAGGCCAACTACGCCGGCACCAACCCGCAGATGATCATCATGCAGGCGGGCCAGAGCGACCGCACCACGACCGACACAGGCAGCGCCGGCGCCTGGAACCAGTTGACCGACACCTTCACTCCGGCGGCTACCCCTGATTACGTGGTGGTCGTGCTGCGCTCCAACAACACCGCAACCAGCGGCTCGTATGCCGCGTACTTTGACGCCCTGGCGGTGTCGTGATGACCAGCACAGGCCAGGTCTATCCGGGGTCAGTGACTACAGCCTCGGAGTCGCCCTGGTCGGATAACGACTGGTCTACGCCGTCTGGCGTCACAGCCGACGGTGGTGACACCGCCAATATCACAAGCCCTACTTATGATACCGGGGACCAGAGCTATGTGCTCAAGGCATACAACTTTGCCTTGAGCAGCATCCCGGACGGCGCGACAATTAACACGGTCACCTGTCGCGTCAATGCATATTACGCCAGCGGTGAGGGCAGCGGGTCAGTTGATCTGATGCAGCTGCTGGACACCTCCCGCGCAACGGGCGGCACAAATTTGTGCAGCACGCCTGTTGCCCTCACCACGACGACCAGCACCGTGATCACCAAGAGCGGCACCCCGACAGACTGGGGCCGTGCCCTGACCGCGGCGTGGGTCAAGGATGCCGATTTTGGCGTGGCGTTGGGCATCATCGCCACGGCAAATAACGCAGACGTGCACATCGATTATGTCACGTTGGAGATCGACTACACCGCCGCCGTGACCGTGACTGCCAGCGCCGGCACAGCCGACAGCGCTGGACAGGCCGCCAGTATCACGCCCGGCGCCGTGACCGTGACTGCCAGTGCCGGCACAGCCGACACGACCGGACAGGCCGCCACCATTACTACTGTGGCCCCCGGCGTCACGGTCACCGCCAGTGCTGGCACAGCCGACACGACCGGACAGGCCGCCACAATAACGCCCGGCGCGGTCACGGTCACCGCCAGTGCAGGGGCGGCGGATACAGCGGGGCTTGGCGCGACAGTCAGTGCGGCTGCTGCGGTCGACCGCAACCCAGGCACAATCGATGTCTGGCTTACGGATCGCATCCCGCTTGGCGACCCTGCTCCACTGGCGGCCAGCACCGGAGATTTGGATGTCTGGCTGACCGACCGGCTCCCGCTGACCGTCTATGCAGACGGTGGAGAGCCAAGCGGCGACCAGACCGTTACCGCCGCAGCGGGCTCAGCAGACACGGCGGGCCACGCCGCCAGTATCACACCGGGCGCCGTCACGGTCACCGCCAGTGCCGGCACAGCCGACAGCGCCGGACAGTCTGCCACCATTACCAATGTGCCGCCGCCGCTGACTATCACAGCCTCCGCCGGTACGGCAGACACGACTGGGCACAGCGCCGCTATCCAGCCAGGGGCTGTCACTGTGACCGCCTCCGCCGGCACAGCCGACACCGCTGG